CTTAGCCACAGTCTTGCGAGTAGTAAACCTAGCGCGCTTGCTGCCGCTGCGACCTGATGACGAACCTTTACGCTTGCCCATTTCATGAACTAGCTTTTGACCAAAAGGTCAAACCGACTAAAGACTGAAATATTATTTTTTCTTTGCCGGTGTCGGGGAAGTGCGGGTAATAGAAGGGCCGCACTTCCCTCGTCACGTTACCGACACGGTACGTGATACTAGAAAATTTGAGATTTTGGCACACAGTCGAAAAGGGCGACGTTAGCAGCCGGCCAGGGATCAGTGTGTGTGATGTTGTTTGGTGTTTGTTTCACCTTCAATAATTGGTCTGCAGAGACCAAGAAAGCATGCCAGAAAGCCATTGGGCAAGCTGGCATCTTATATATAATATGGGGTGAAGAAGTTGGAGAGGAGGGCACTCCTCATCTCCAAGGTTACATACAATGCAACCAAGATAAGTACAAACGACTCATGAGAGTGATTGGTACTTGTCACATGGAAAAGCAGAAAGGGACCTCAGATGAGGCCAGAGATTACTGCAAAAAAGATGGCATATGGCAAGAGCATGGAATCTACAAGTTCATAGACGCTCCAAAGAAGCGACAGGGTGAGCGATCTGATCTCTTACTTGTAAAGAAATCGATAGATGAGGGGATGAGTTATGATGATATTTGTGAAAAACACTTTGCAATTGTTGGCAAATATTCAAGATTTATTAAAGAACGGGTGCAGGCCAGGGACTCCAAGACGCAGGAGACAGAATTACAAGAGAAATTCGTGAACTCGTCGCTGAGGCCGTGGCAGCAGAAGTTGCTCGACATTACGGCAACGGAGGCATGTCCTCGGAAGATTCATTGGATCTGGGAGGACCAGGGGAATGTTGGCAAGAGCTTCATGACAACATATCTGGGAGTGATGAAGGGATCAGCTCTTCTGACAGCAGGCAAGAAGGCAGACATGGCATATATTTATGCCCAGAAACCGTCCAAGATCGTGTGTTTCGACCTAGCAAGGACGAACGAGGAGTACTTGGATGGAGTTTACTCTCTAGCGGAAGACCTCAAAAACGGCCGCGTAGTCTCGACGAAATATGAAAGCAAGACGGCTTTTTTCAAGCCTCCACATGTATTTGTCTTTGCCAATTTTTTGCCGAACATGAAGAAGTGGTCGGCGGATCGTTATGACATCATCGATCTTAAGCATCCTTGTAATACACCTTAGAGTACAATGAATTGACTAATCCAACATTGTTCACGTCCTGTGGGGTACCATACCAATCGTACGCTAGTATAACAATGCGGTAGTCATAGAATTTTACTTGAGACGTAGAAGCATCCTCATACTTTAGATTTCCACTCCGGCCAAATTTATTGCCGGGAATCCACATAGAGAACGGACGTCCTGAGATGCCGGCTGCTCCAGAGATAGATGGTACACCATTTGCATTCACACTAGCAGCAATAGCATTAGTAGCATCAATAGTCAAACGCTTACTAGCTACGACTGAAAATCTTTCAGTATTCATTTGATCAATAATCTTGTTATCAACAATACCCTTAAAGATAGTAGCACGAGTGAAGCTGTCACCCTTAGCACCGCGGAGAAGCCAGACTCTATAGTGCACGTGGGAACGACTCAATGAATTTTCAAGGAATCCCTTAATAAGGACACCACGTACTGAGATACTATCACCAATACGATTACCAGTACCAGACATTTGATCACCAGTACCTTGATTAGTAACAAAAGGATTAATACTCATTAATGCAACATTGTTATGTGGAAGAGCAGTCGCTACAGTTTGTGTTTGCGCTGTCTCCTTAGTTTCGATCATCCTAGTGAGGCGTTGCACATCTGCAGCAATTCGTCGAACGGGAGTTCCTTTGCGACTTCTTCGCTTAGCCACAGTCTTGCGAGTAGTAAACCTAGCGCGCTTGCTGCCGCTGCGACCTGATGACGAACCTTTACGCTTGCCCATTTCATGAACTAGCTTTTGACCAAAAGGTCAAACCGACTAA